CGTACACCCTTGATGTCGGGGTGCCAAGATACACACCTCGACTCAAGTCCGTAGTGTTGAACGTAATCGCCTTGGCCGTGTTGATCGTTGTTGCAGTCTGGGTTGTGGTGTCGTAGAACGAGCCGTACCGCGAACGCTCAAACTCACGAGGTGGCGGGGTCACTTGAAGACCCTCGATTTGCTTTTGCAATTCAGCGGTCAGTTCAACGCAAGGACACTCAATCTGTTTTTGCAACCCGTCGATCTGCTTTTGCATCTCGGCCATTTGCGACACCAGATCGCTAGGGCTTGGTTGCGTCTGCACTTCCTGCGTCAGCGTCTGAAGCAGTGCGTCATAGCTGGCGATCAGCGACTCAGCACTGGGGCCGACAACTGGATCGTCAACAACGGCGTTTGCCACGTTGTTCAGCGACAAGAAGAACAAGTACCACGCCCTGTTAACCAACCCCGTGGCAGGGTCAACCAGCGGCACCCGTGGGGGTGTGATGATGGGGTTAAGCATTGGTCGGACTCAGCATCAGTTCAGCGCCCATGATGGCAATCTTCACGGGGTCGGTGCCCGACACCTCGTAGACGCGATCACGCAGCTTCAGGGTCATGCCCAGTCTGCGCCAGATGGCACGGCGATAGTACTCGCCGATCTTGCCGATGCTGACCCAGTGCTCGTTGGACCATGTGTGCCCACCATCGTCGGACCAGCGCAGCATGACTTGGGGGTCGCTGCCTTGCGTGATGGCTGTTTGCTGTTCCGCAATAAGTTTGTCACCACCCTCGGTGACTAAATAATCACCTTCTTGAGTTTGCAAATAAATTGTTTCAGCAATCATGCTGCCGTTCAAGCCAGTGCCCGACTCGCAGTCGAGTTGGAGGCTGTGCTGTGCGGTGCGCTTCAGATTGTTCTGGCCGGTGGGCAGTGCTCTCCACGAGCGCAGCCACTTTTGGATCTGCCCGTTGTCCGAGTAGTCCTCAAGGTCGAACGAATAGATGTTGCCGTTTTGGAAGTCGCCCACAACGATCTTGTTGTTGAACGACATCTGACAGTTGCTGCGGTGGCGGGTAAAGTCGCCGTTGGCAAACCCTGCCCTCTCGTGCCATACCTGGGTGGCAGCATCGTACACCCATGTGGTGTTGGCCGTGGGAAAGATCAACACGTAGAAGTTGTGGCCGTCTTGCTGGTAGGTGTAGGCAACGGCGTCTGTTAGGTCAGAATACTGCTGGATATGCCACTCAACAGCATGGGTCGAGATGCGCTGGCCTGCGTAGCCGTTGGCCCGGTAGACGATGCCCTGACCACGGCGGTCACGGCCAAGCCAGAACAGGCTGTTGTCCATCTTGGCGATGGAGTAGGGGGCAGCGCAGCCCAACTCGTTGAACGCGCCGGGGATGCGCTCAAGAGGGAAGTCCAGCGCAGCGGTGTCAGACCAGACCTCAATCGAGTTGGTTCCAAAGGCCCATACTTCGCGGAAGTTGGCAACCACGGCCACCAAGCCGTCAGGGGAGGCTGCGGTTTGCTGGAACTCCAGCGGGTCAATGGACGTGCCGTCCAGAAAAGCCGTGACCCACATCTTCTGGCTGTTCGGTTCGTTGAACACGAAGTAGCCGTCCAAATAGGCCACGGTCACCGCGCCGGGAAAGTCTGGGTCAGTGATTGGGCCAAATGCGTTTGTGGTGGCGTTGTAGATGAAGCTGGGGCCGTTGCAGGCGATGAACAACTGGGTGCCGTTGTCCGACATGCTGACAGGGCCAGTGTTGCTGACGTTGCCGATCAGCGTGGCAGCGTAGGCGTTGTCGATCTTGAACAACTGGGTGCCCGACACCACGAAGCCTGTGCCATCGTTTGACGAGAACGCCCACAGGCCACGGATCGGGCCTGTGCCGATGGTGTTGAGCAGGTTAAGGCCGGGGGCGCGGTTCAGGAACGCAGGTTCTTTGCCAGCCTCGGGCACGATCTCGGGGAACAGGTTGACCATGCGGGCATCCGCAGCGTTGATGCTGCGGGCCACGTAGGATGAACCGAGGATGGGCGTCTTCATCAGTAGTTTCCAGCGTAGATGTTGAAACGCTGACGATTGGACACCAGTGCGTAGGGCATGGACATCACATCGTATGGGTTGTTGATGCGCTTGAGGTTGCGCTTGCTGGTCATGGCGATGCGCTGCACCTGCGGGCTTGGCTCCACGCCAAACTCAGGGGCGATCTCCATTGCCAAGTTGTAGGCAAACGCCCGCATGTAGCCCGGGGGAAAGAACAAATCTGTGCTCAGTGTGGCAGGTTGCGTCAACTCTTGCACCGAGATGAAGTGCCACTCCAGCAATTGCGTGGGCCGGGGGTAGATGTACATTTCCACGTTGGGAAACGTGTTGTTGACAAAAATGACCTGCGGAAAGGTCGATGTTGAGGTCTTGACAGCGATGCCGTTGTACTGGTCCTGGTTGATGATTTTGATGCCATACGACACGCCACTGGGGGCGCGGAAGTAGGTGGCGTCATCAAGCTGGATTGGGCGGTTGCCCACAAAGTCACCGGTGGGGCCAAGAGTTTGTTTAATCTGGCCCACGGGCCAGTTGAACACCTGATCTTGAGTGCAGAACACAGACAGACGCTCGGTGTTCCACGAATCGATCATCTGGTTCATTGCAGTCAAGGCATCCTGACTGGTAGCCGCTGACGCCGTTTCACCTTCGGCAAGAATACCGAGCAGACGAAGCGCCCGGTTGATCTGGTCGCCAGCGGTATAAGCCATGTTATTTCCCTTCGGATTCGTCGCTTGCCGAAGTCAAAAACGATGGGACTTCGTTGGGCTGTTCGACAGGTTGATCGGTCACTTTGCGAGTGTACTTGCGCTTTGGCGCTTCGACTACCGGCTCGGGTGCCACCTCGACAGGTGTGTCAGGATTGTACCGTGTCCAGCCGTTTTTTTCATCCATCTCAATTTCAGCTTCGTTGGTAGCAACTTTGGCACCAAACTCAGGGTGTACAAGAACAATGTTCATTCAAATCTCCATATGAAAACGGGGCCGAAGCCCCGTTTTACCAGTTGCTCAAAAATTAAGCAACGCGATAGATTGAATACGCTGCGTCACCTGTTTTGCGGAAACGGAACGTACCAGATGTGTTGCTGGTTTTGGTCAGCGAATCTTGAATCGTGTCGTTACCAATAAGGGTGTTGCCCGTGCCAGCGGTGAAGACCACATCGTTTGCTGCATTGTCACCAATGTTGATGAAAGAGCAGTCAAATGTTGAGCCAACTTTAAGGCTAGAGAATGCAGCGTCAAGCAGCGCACCTGTTGGGAACACGTAAGCGCCTGCGTCTGTGCCGCCTGAGTCCATAGTACACACACCAGCAGCCAAATTGTCTGCTGTGATGGTGACAGCCGCGCCAGTCAATGCAACGGGTGCGCTGGTGTTGGAAAAACTGATTTCGCCAAGATTGCCGTCACCAACTTGGTAACCGCTTGCGCCATTAGGGAGTGCCATGATAATTTCCTTTTAAAGTGGTTTGAAAGCAGGGGCCGAAGCCCCCGGTTCGATTTAGCCGAAGATGCGGCAAGCCATTTGTGGACGGATGGTGTTGAAGCCATACAACACGTCAACACGGCAAGGCATACGGTCGTTGTTGATGTCGTACTGACGAACAACACGCAGGCTGATACCGTTGTGCACGGCACGGCTTGCCATGTCAACGCCTTGTGGCAGCAACAGATCGGCGGTAGCAAATGCGATGGCATCCTTGTGGTACACCAAGTTCTGGGGGAACGAACCACTAGCGGCACCAACGAAGATCACAGCCTTGCCAGTCAAAGGCAAACTGACCATCGTGCACAGGGCGTTACCAGCCGAGTACATTGGGGCAACAGTCACAGTGGCAGTGGTGCTGCTGGTAGAGGAGGCCAAAGCCACGAACTGGAACAACGAACCTGTGGACTCACGAGTCTGTGGGTTGGCTGCAAAGCAGTCAGCGATTGTGAACACGTCACCGGGGGTGATGGTTTCGCTAGCGCCAACAGTCAATGTCAGAGTGGTTGCGCCTTCAGCAGTCACGCTGGCACCAGTGGTGTTGCCAGTAGCAGCACGGGTGCCGCAAGTGTGGACCTTGATCGACTGGCTCATGTTGACTTCTTCGTAACCCAACACTTGCTCACCCATCATGCCGTTCTTGAACTGGCGCGAGATGACATCTGTGGGGTTGAAGAAACCAGACAGACCGTTCACCAAAGCAGCGTTAGCGGCAGGGTTCACGGTAGCGTAACGAGGTGACATGGTGGCGGCGTTCTCGTTCAGCTTCTGCTGGGCTTGCAACAGCACCAGGGCGGTCGATGGGGCATTGCCGGGGGAGCCGACAGAGTTACCAACCAGCTTGTATGCGTTGGCAACGTCAGCGTCCACGGTAGAGGCCAACTGGCTGATACGTGGCTTCAAGACACGCTCTGCGAAGTCGTCCATCTGCATGGTCAATTCAGCGGATGTGAAGTTGATGCCGATGTGCTTTTGGCTGGAGACAGTCAAAGTGGTGAACTGTTCGTTGTCGTCCTGAACTTGCAAGGCGGCACCGTCAGTGACCAAAGCGCGGTCGGGCAAACGGATACGCAGTGTAGAACCGATCTTGGCACCTGAGACAGCGAAGCTGTCGTCGTACTGACGGTTCACGTTGCGGGTGATCACCAAGTTGTTCTCAAGGATTTCGAGAGACTTGCGGGTGATCATGTCAATGGTAAGGATCGAATTGCTCATGATGATGATTTCCTAATTAGCGGTTGCGGAGTGCCCGTGCTTTGTCGATTTGTCTTTGGCGCTCGGCAGCAATCCAGTCCGATACATTCAAAGTCTTGGTAGACCGAGGATCGGTGGTGTCAGTGACACCAGGGTTGCTTGCTCGTGCGGTTACCGGACGAATCGGGTCAGGCGCGGACGATGTTTTCTTTTGGAAAGGCTCGGCAGATATTTTAGCTTCGACTTTTCCAATCTCACGCGCTTGCAACAGTGGCGACAAGCGAGAAATGCGTTCAGCTTCCTTGGGGTTGCTGCCCAGCCAGTAGGCCAGGTCGGGTCCAAGGTCAGACGCTTTGATGGTTTCGGCCATCACATCGGTGACGCGAAGGTTCGGGTTATACGCAACTTGGTCAAAATCATCGTATTTAGACCGGGCCTCCTCTTCACGCTCTGCGAAGGTTTCTTCAATCTCAGCGCGTTGTTTCTGGATTTCCCGATGTTGGACCAGCTTTT